CCGGTAAGCGCCCCACGTTCGGCAGTCGGCTTGGTCGTCTCCACAGCCTGATTCCCCTCCAGCACTATCTTATAGGGATGTTTCTGGTAATACTCTAAGGGGGAACTGCCTTCTATACTCGCCTGGGTGACGTAAAAGCTTCTGAGGAAAGAAGCAGCCACACGGTTCTGCTCGTCGCTGTATTTGCCGGCCGCCTTTAACTGGTCGCGAAAGATCTTTTGAACTTCATCACCGGATTTCTTGAACTCCCGGCTCTTGTTTATATTAGCGGCAATCTGATCAGCATGGGCCTGAAAATATTGCCCGCTTAATTCATGTGCCTGTTGTTCTTCAGCGAAAGACAGTTGTTCTGGCGCAGTGCGTATATGAGGCTGAAGGGCTGCTCCAACGTCCGTCCCCGAAAGTTTCCCGATGAACTCGCCGAAGGGAATCTTTATATCGCCGCCCGTCTCCTCTGCCGTGGCAAGCTGCTTCTTTATGGACGGCACAGCTTCGGCCACCTCATAGGCATCGTAATTGCCTTTTTTCGCCGCCTGATGGTAAGCGCCAACGTTAATATAGACGTCCGTCACCGCTCCCTCGCTTGTACTGGCCAAATGGCTTACAACTGCGTCAGTGTAGTCCTGAAACAATTCAGGATCGCGTTCTTTTAGCTTGCTATTTTTTACCTCATCGGAAAGGTCTGATAATCTTTTCTTTCTGTCTATCGCTCTTAAATAGCGGCCAGCGCCAAAGCCATAGCCAATGAATGCGCCGATAATCCCGCCAAGTAAGCCTTCATAAAGGGCTCCTTTAAAATCAAACTTTTCATCGGGTGCGGCGCTCATAACAGCGATGTCAGAGGCCAGGGCCTGAACAAACTCGGTTGCGCCTTCGACGGGTGCGTGCAAGGCTCCCTTCACGATAAAGTCAATTAACGGGTTTCTAATAGCCAGTTTGATAGGAGGGCTCATATGGAAGCTCATTGCAATAGATTCCAAAACGCTTTCAAAAGAACCGCCAAGCAATCGGGCAACGCCTTCCCTTCTTTTGCTTATCTCTCTTTCTTTCCTGAGTTCTTCGAGCCTGTCTGATACTTCTGCTTGCCCCAAGCCAAACATGGCGGCCGTACCAACAACAGGGCCAGCCAGCTTCGTTACCGCTATTTGCGTACCAACCTGGCCAAATCCGCCAACCAAATCATCGAGAAACTTCGGGTCTCTTGGGGCAAAACTGCCCCAGTAATCTATTACATTCTGACCTGGAGTAGCGAGCCAGTCGAGAGCCTTAATAATACCAGGAGAGTAATTGTCACCGGATGTAATGTATTCAAAGGTCTTGAGTGTTTCCGGCACTACGTTCAGCGCACTGCCAATGACGCGGCCACCGGTCGCAATAACGTTACGGCCAGCCCGTTCAATGTTACGGCCAGCCCGTTCAATCATCCCCAGACTTTGAGAATCGTCTGCCGCCAGTCTGGCGAAATCCTCTTTTGTATACATCAGGTGTGTAACAGGTGCGCCTTTGGTATCGCTCTCAATCTTGTTCCGCAGCGCCAGCCAATTGGCCGTTTCCGGATCACCGGCGACAACAGCCGGCGGAACTCCCAAGCCGCGCGCTGTCTTGTGCTGACGTGCTGTTTCATCGGGATTGGAGTCAGAAGCAAGATAAATACTGGAGGAAAACTGAGCGTTTTCTCTTGCCTGTTCTTCCATTATAAAGTCTAAATATTTGCCCATCGACGCCCTCTATTTAGGGTTGTTTGTCGCGTTGTAGTATTCCATATAAAATCGGCGAAGATTGTCTTCTGTCGGCTCGTATCGAGGGTTTCCGGTTCTTTCGTAGGCGGCGGCCATATCCTCAACAAGCTCTTTTCTTTCTTTCTGTGGTATCTTGATATTGGACAAATCTTTGTCCGTAAATTTCCATGCCGGCATTGTTCTATCGCCGTAGATAAATCCGCCGCCGGGGATGAGTACATTTTGAGCCAGAACCTTTGCACCAAAGGCAAGCGCCTGATTGTAATCCATGGTGCGGCCCGTAATCTTCTGCTGCTTTTCAATTGCTTCTTTAATAGCAGTGGTAGCAAGTGCGAGCTCCTTGCTTTTGATATTACCTTTGCCATCCGTGGATACCATGCCGGTCTTTAAGAGCAGGGCCTTGACTTCGTTTTGGCCCAGAATGAATTTGGGAGCGGGTTTCGTCTGTGTGTTGGCGTTGGCTCTTAGTTCTTTCAGGTCATTAAACATTGCCGGGGACATATGTCTTTCCATGGCCCAGAATGCTTTATCTCCGAGTTTTTTCAGGCTGGTCGGGTCTGACATATAATAATTGTATCGATCTGCTCCCTTGTCTGTCAGCAAATAAGCATCCCGTTCCAAGCGGGTATAGTATCGTGACTCCTGCGCCCATTTATAGTTTTCCCATTGCGATTTGATTGCCTGTTTCTCTTTGTCAGAAAGGTCTCTCCATGCCTGTGTCCCTCTTATATCATTCCAGCTTTTCCCGTTCAGGAGCAGCCCCCACACAACGTTCCCGTTGGCATCGTTAGCATCCTTCTCCGTACGTTGAAACGTTGCAAACCTGTCGTCCAGTATCTGTAATGCCTCTTTCTTTACTTCCGGATCCTTAGCGTAATCCTCGCGGATTTTTTCCTTCATTGCGTAAATGTTTATTTCACGGTTATAGTCTAACGAGCCATCGCTATGCTTGGGGAGTCCTTCATTCCACACTCTTGTCGCTGCTTCCTCCGCCGCCACTCCTATTCTTTTCTCTTCCAGGGCCTTCTCAATCTTCTCGCGGTCAGCAAGGGTAATATCGTCCTTAAACTTTTCGTAATGTTCCTTCGCATTCTCTATTTTTTTGTCCTTAAGGAATTCAGATATGGCGCCGTAGTGGATGGAGGAGCTGGCTTCCAGATAAAGCTTTTCCCGTTGCGCAGAATCTTCGGCGTATCCCGACTTATCCGCAATTTTCTCCGCTTTCTTCATCGCCTCGCCAAGATGGATAGCGAATTTTTTAGGGTTTTCTCTGTGTTCTATCGCATCCAACCCGGAAAGTTCAGCGGACACCATCAGCTCTTTCAGTTCGTAGGTCTGCGCCTCCTTCATGGCGTGCTTCGTCACCTCAATATCGGCGGTCATAAAGCGCTTCATGGCGTGCTTTTCGTACAAGTCCCGCTGTCTTTTATTCTTGAGGAAGGTATGGGAGATTCTTTTCTTCTCTTTTTCAAAGGAGCTTCTCACGGGCTCCAGGCTGTCCGTGGCGGTCTTGCCTGCTGTCGTCATGTACCCCTTTTCAGGATCATAAAGTGTCTTGCGGATGAATTCTGCTGTGGCATTGTCAGCTTCCAACGCCGCCGCATCGTCAATCGTGCCCTGGATCGATAGAATAGCCTTGCCGATAAGATCATTAACCTGTGCATTCTGATTCAGCAGTTCCACCCCATGATTGCGCATCTGCGGCGCGTTGAAGTGCCGCTGCGGTATGGGCTGTAAACTTTCTGTCGGCAGATCGTAGACCAGGGAAGCCATTGTCAGTTCATTCCTCCGCCTTGGGAATATTTGTACCAGGAGCTGGCAACGGAAGACGCGCCGCCCAAAAGGCTGTTAAAACCGGACAGCCAAGGACTGATACTGCCCGCCTCAGCCTTCGCAACCAGGGAAGAGTTGGTATAGTTCACAGACTGCGTTCTTGCCGCTCCTGCCTGCTGCACGGCGTTGATATTGATTGTCAGGCGGTCAAGTTCCTTCATCAGGTCGGTCGTGGCGACTTCCTCCGCCGCTGATCCTTCACCCAAAACCACCCCTCTCGCGCCCTGTGATGCCCGCTGTGAGCTTTTTACCTTGCCGTCCTTAAGAGATACCTGTCCCTGTGCAAATTCACCTGCCCGCAATACTGACTGTGCCGTTCGCTCTGCCATGCGGGCGTTGATCACGTCCATCTCCGCCTGGAATTCCAGTTGACGTTTCATGGCTGCAGCAGAATAGTAAGCAGCAAATCCTTGCTGAACCGCCGCCGCCGCCTGGAGCCCTATGCCGATGGAGCCCATATTGAAACCGGAACCGGTATTGAATTGAGAGCCGTGCTGCCCGACATCAGGGGTATAAAAGTTTTGATCGTACCAAGAGCCCAATAGCATCTTACCCTCCTAAACTTACTTCCACGGTTAAGGCGCTGACAGTAACGGGAAGGGGATCTTCCTGCTTTACATGGATAACCCCGCCGTCCTGCCACGACGGTGCGATCATAATCTCTATTTCTTCCGTTTTCAGAACCGGCGGCAGTCCGTAAAGTTCGTCCGTGCGCTGTTTGATCTCTGTCAGCTTCCCCGGATCAGGGCCGACCCATATACCGGAAGACTTGAAGACCCTGAGCCAGACCTTATTGATGTTCTTCGGCCGTCCCTGCCCGAAGGCATAATCTACCTGAAGGGCCAGGGGTAAGGTCTGTATCTCCCCATGAATCGGAATCCCCGCATGGACAATACTGGCCTCCCTGTCAAGGGTGATTGCCCCGTTTTCGACAACCTGCGGTGCATGGACAGCGCCGTCAGCAAGAATATTTACCTCCTGACCTTCCAGGTGGTGCAGGCCCGATATGGCATCTCTGGCAAACGACCAGGCCAAGACCGGCACATCCCGCAGCGCTTCCGGCAGTGTTCTGTCCGGGCTGGCAACCGCCGCCGTTGATGACAGCACTTCCTCAATGATGAGGCGGTATGATGTTCCGTCTCCATCGGTCATAACAATGGCGTCGCCAATATCCGCATCGCCCCTGAATAATAAACCAGACGCTGTCAGGGTGAGGGTTTCGGGATTTGCCCAGCTTATCCCGCCTGTTATGGTAATTGTCGTGCCCGTGGTATTGGTTCCGTCATATGTCAGGCCGGAATCGACAAAAAAGGCGTCTTTCTGGCGGGGGAATATCCTTGTATCCAGGCGTTCGATATACCGGACGTCTTCCCCGTTTATGTGCCGTTTGACAACAACGTACAGGACATCTTCTTCTCCTTCGGCAACGCACGTACACGCCTCAAAAAGGCCGTTGATGGTACTGTGCTGATGCCATGCCCCGATCCCCTGTTCCGGAATGTAAGTTAAGCCCAGCAGTATTCCCGTTGATGACACAAACCACACCAGGGGCAGGGGAGCCTTCGAGAACGACATATCCGTAATGGTAAAGGTATCAAACAGGTGTGCCGACCGGAGGGACAGATCACCCGTAACAAGGCCGCCTGCCTGCCAGTTGTACGCGCATTCCCGTACATGGCCGCCCCGGGCCGCGCAATAGATCAGGTTGGTATTCACAATAACGGGCTGTATGTTGTTGGAGCCGATGTATGATTGCGGCGCAACGGATATCGTTGTCGGCGTAATGGCGTCAGAGTTAACAGACGTAACGCGCCATTCCGCCGCCGAGGTCAGTAGTACCAGTTGCGTCAGGGGAATAATATGCCTGATGGTATTGGCCTCCCTGTTCGCCACCCGGAAGGCGATACGGTCATCATCACGGATAGGAAGGCTGAAGGACATGTTTGATTCCGTGCCGGATCTTGTCATCCAGATATTGGACGGCCTGTTAATCGTTCCTGCAAAGCACCGCCGCTGCTCAAAATAAGAGACGGCGCCGGGATAATCGCCTTGGCCGTTAAAAACGTCGTCATACCGCGGCGGGGTAACGGACAGATCAGGGGCGATATTGTCATCCACAATTTTCAACTGATCGGTCTGGCCGATAGAGCCGTAAACGCCGCCCATCAGCTTATACACGTTATAACGTGACGCTTCCGGTACGACTGTCCAGCTTATGGTGACGATACCTCCCGTCTCGTAAACATTCCCTCTGGCAGTAGCGGAAGCCGAAGGCGGTGATTCGGTTATCAGATCGTCACCAACGGAAGTAACTACATACTCATAGTCATATTTACCCGGGTTTGTATGCCCTGACGCGACAGCCGTTACCGTTGCCGGAGCCTCAACGGACGGCAAAAATGATATCTCCGTCAGTTCCCAGTGATGAGCGCCCAGACGCCTTAACTCCATGGGTGGATAGGCCGGATGGACCAGGGTTAAGATATCCGCTGACTGGACATGATGGATATCGAACAGATCATCTTCCAGATAGGGAGTCGTGATCTCATAGGGTTCACTGGTGACAGGGTCAAGCAACGTCGCTCCGTGGGTATGGAAACGGAAGTATTTTTCGCCCATTTCCAGTACCATGGTCTGCGTTGTGGAGAAGGTGAAGGGCAGTAGCCGCGTCATTTTTGTACTGTCCTTTACCGCCCGCACAAAGCGGAATCCTGCCCTGTTCTCAACGGGGCCCTGAGGCTTGACCACGAAGTTGGAGCACAGGGCAAGGCCCGTCTGGTTTTTTGTATCGTCAATTCTGCCCAGCATTTCCGGCGATATCTCGCCGCCGCCGAAGGATCTGCTGAATGATCTTGTGTTAGCCATTACGCACCCTGATTCCTTCCGGGATATACGTTATCGGCATTAATCCCTGATTAGCATCGCTTTTAACGGCAGCAGAGAAAGCCTGACTAAAGGCGGCAAGGGCCGTCTGGCTCATCCTTACGCCCTCTGTCCCCTTGTAAATGGGGCCGGCCAGTTTGGAAGCGAGAAGCCACGACAGGGCAATAGTGAACAGCGGTGTAAATCGTATCGGATCATCAACTGCCAGAACGTACCGCAAGACAGCATCCTTCTGGTTTGTGCATATAACCACTTCGCCTGTGGGCATAGCTTCGATAAGGAAAGGAATATCTGAGCTCGTATCTCTTTCGCCCTGCGAATCCTCTCTGAGAATTGACAGCGCTCTCAGCATTTTATTCGGCAAGGCATAGGTAAAGAGCCAGTCGCCTCTCTTTTCGTGAAGCAGTGACAGCCCTGTTCTTGTTACGGCGAAATTCCAGGAGTGCATCTCCAGGAGCATGTCACGGGCCATGGGATAAAAATGACGGCACAGCTCCGCCTGAACGGATCTTTCGTCCAGGCTACTGATGTTCGCCGTATCGCCCAGATAGCTCAGGGCCAGATTGCAAATATCTACTTCGCTGTTCATTTCGCCTTTTTCTCTGCGGTCTTAGGCACTTCGACAACAGGTTCGCCCTCAGACTCAAACCACGTCGCCTTTTCTCCGTCCTTTACTTCAAACTGCTCGCCCGGTGTACGAAGTTCGCCGCCGTAAAATCCCTTCGCTTTTGCTGTAACCAGCATATCATCCTCCTGTCTTGTTGAAGGAAGGAGGGAATGACCCTCCCTCCCGTAGATTATTTGTACATCTCTTCGTTGCCCATCGTGATACACGCCGTGACCTTGCCCGCCGTCGCCGTGCCAGTTACCACGTATGCCATACGGATATACCGGTTAACCGTTTTGTAAGGGACTACGGGCAGGGCAATACGATCCCCGGCTTTTAAACCGGCAAGGGGTATTGTCTCCGTAAAGACAGTGACTGCACCGGCAAAAGACGCTGCGTCTGAAGTCTGAAGCGAAAACGCTATACTTGTCAGGCCGGCGAAGTTTTCCGTCACCTGTACAAGAAGGGGAATCTTCTCTCCGTATCCCATATCAGCATTGATTTTATTCCCCCGGGGCGGAACAGCGCCCCGCTCTCCAAAGTCAATAATATTAGTCGAATAAACCGTTCCGGAGGCTACCGTCTGGTTTTCTGACATCATAAGTGTTGCATCGAGTATCATCTCTATTCTCCTTTCTGCGTTGATTAAACGACACGCCCTTCCGTATTCAGGATCGCATCCACTTGACGGACGGGAATGCCCCTGTAGGTTTTGATTTCCTTGCCTTCGATTTCCGTTGTCCGCAGGCGGATGAAATTATCCCCCACGCCCCTGTTGGTCGCGAGCTGGTCAAGGGTTTCCAGGACGTCCACATTGCAGTAGATCGCGGCACGTCCGCCGATAACCTTGCGCTGCCGCAAACGGTAGAAGGCTTTTGTCATCAAACTGTATAAGTCAACATCGCCTACCAGCATGTCGCTTACAGGAATGTTGGCGATACGGGCAATGAACCGCCAGTCCCGCACCGAAAGCCCGATATCCCACTTAAAGACCTCTTCCAGGGCATCGTACTTGCCGCCCTGATCGTCAAAAGCATCCACGCGTCCCCGGTCACTGCGGTCGATACCTGCCCGGCTTCCCCTTGGATACAGGGCATGACATGTCCTTTCCCCCCACACTACGAACCAGATGGAAGTGTTGTCACTGCCTGTTCCACCCGCATCAACAATCTGTGTCGCATTTTCGGCGGACAAATCATTAAACCGAGGGGTAAGGCCGGTAAACTCTTCCGGCGAGTTTTTCGTGGAGCCGTAGATTAGTCTTTCCGCAACTGTTTGGTTCATCGCTTCCAGAAAGGCCGTGGCCTCCGTCAGCCGCAGCTTCTTCCCGTTCGGTGACAGAGCCACAAGCTTTTCATCCACCTGTGACCGCGCCTCAATCATCCCTACAGAGTCGCGCACCTGGCGGGTTGTTGACTTGGACGGCTGCACGCCCTGGTAAAGCTTCCTAAAGGTTGCCGCGGGCAGTCCTGTCCTGATTGTTGTAAGATGGGTTGTGCCGTCGTTGCATTCAATGGTGATCATGTCCTGCAACATCTCGTTCGTTTCAGAGAGCATTTCAATTACATCCGCGATATCGTTGTTCTGCGTGCGCTTGTACACGTCAGCGATATTCAAGTAAGTATCCCCTATTGTTGCCATTTTCTTCCCTCCTGTCTTATTCTTAGTCTTTATACATGCGGTTAGCGATGTCCCCGAACTTATCTCCTGTCGAATTGTCGCCTCTCGCGCCACTGCCTGTTACAATTTTGTCACTGGCCAGCTCCTTCCCCACACGGAAAAGGAGTCTGATGATCTCTGGATGATCACCCAGCCCCGAATGATTTAATAACTGCTTTAACTCCGGCGACCCGTATTTGGCTAAGGCCGCGGTCGCCACCCCTAGATTCTCGTCCAGATTATTCCCGCCAAACTCCGGATCGTTGCGGCTGGTCTCTCCCCATCTGCTCACCTCCTGTTTTATTGATTCCATCTGCCGCTGCTGGATAACAGGGGCCATTTTGTCTATCAGTGTTTGTGCTTTGGTCTGAGAGAAATCCAACTCCCTGGCCACCTTTTCATATTCACCAAGGAAAGCGGGGTCGTACTCCTTCCCTTCCGGGTTGGCAAATTCGTACTTCTCCGGCGCTCCTTCGTATTTAGGCTGTTCTCCTGCTTTGCTTCCATCATCGCCGCCAAGAAGGGACTTGCCATCTGTTACGCTTCCCGTGTCTGCCGGTTGTGCAACATCTTGGGGATTGCCGCCGTCCTGATCTGTCGGTTGTGGTGAACTGTTTGTATTATCGTTTTCCATTTTCTTTGTGCTCCTTTAGCATCTCGTGGTACATATCCGGGCTCATGATCTCCATTATCTCTAGCCCCAGGCGTCTCCTTCCCTCGTTGAAGGACATAACCAAGGCATCAGAGCTAAACGAAGGCTGAAAAATCATAGACCGCTCCAGTAACCGCCAGACAATCCGGCGCCCACGTTCCTCGGACATGAGCCACCGCAAATCATCTATTTCTCTTTCAGCGGCTTTCTTTACTTCCTCCCGCCTTTGTTCTGCCTGAGCCTCGTAGGGATCATGCCTGTCTCCCATGGTCAAAGCTCTCCCATACCCTGATCGAATATTGACGTATCAACGTCCGACAGCGTTTTCATGGTGTTGGCCTGTTGCTGTGCCGCCGCCATCTGCTGCTGTTCCTGTTGCTGCTCCGCTCTCTGCTGCCTGATCTTATTGACAACATCCGGATTATTAAGCATCCTGGGGTCAACACCAATCGCGTTTGCGGTGAGTCTTACCGTCTCGTCTGTATTAATCATATCCAGAGCTTCCGGCATGGCCTGGGCAATAGAAACAACATCGGCAAAGAACTGTCTCATGGCATTGATACCGACCGCCTTTTGTGCCTGGGCAAAAATAGAGACGTAGTCCACGTCCATTTCGATATTCTGCATCGCTTCAGGTGGCGGCGGGACAATCCCTGCATTGCGGGCACAGGCGAAAGTGATTTCTATCAGCGGGTCAAGGAGCTCATTAATCAACCGCTCGAATACAGGGCCGAGCATGAGCATCTTTTCTTGCTGCCTCTCCGCTACCTCCGTTGCTGTCATCCTGTTCTTGTCCAGGTTGTCGAACATTAGAAAGATATCAGCATGGAACGCTCTCTGAATCCTATTTGATGCTTCCTGGATGCTCTGGAGCAGAAGTTGTGAATCAAGCTGAACCTCAAACATGCTTCTTATGCCGCTCTGTGGGTTGGCCTGATCGTAGAAAGTGATTCCGCCGGGGAGGGCATCAATCATGGTATTGCGCAAGCTGCTTGGCGCCTGAAGGGGTGGAAGCGTCTGCAAGTCTATCACCTGCTGCTTGCGCTTCTGCTGTGTATATAGCTGCTTAACATCACCAAGGGCCGTCATGGCAGGGCTGTTGCCGTAAACATTGTTGGCTGTTACTGACCAACGGGGAGCAAGCACCGGGAAGAATGGAAAGCCGCCTTCCCGTAAAAACTTGCCGTCGTCTTCCCGGTTGTATTCTATGTAATAGCTGCCATAAGGCATGTTTTGATTATTCTTTTTGGTAACATCCCTGTCGCGCCTTGGCTCAATCACATGAAGAATCGTTATCAGCTCGTCAAGGAGCTGCTTCTCAAACATGTTCCTGGTTGTGACGGAGCAACTCTCTAATCCGAACTCACCAACCATCTCCGCAACGGTAAGGCGGAACTCCCGGTAAAGGGTGTTGACATGTCCTCTTGCATCGGTAGCCAGGGCGTATTCGCCTGCCGTCAGCGGGTAATGGTGAATTACATCATTGAAGTCTGGGACAATTACAGACACGCCGGTTCCGAAACAGCCAATCTCTTTGTAGAGTGTGTGCAAAGCCCTGTACGTGTTGGACTTGTTGAAGATTTCCTGCATGAGCAATTCGATGTTATTGAGCCACTTCTGTACATCATGATCATCGTTCAGAGGAGAACCAGGAATCATGAGGCGGAACCATTTACGGGACGGACTTGTAACCCCCGATTGCATGCCCGCCGCGAGTACTTCAAGTGCCCAGGTTGCCACCGAGTCAAACATCTTATTGAACGCCGCTGCATCGTGATCCCTGTTGCTTGCGAAGTATTCACCGTGCATTGGAAGGATCAGTTCTGACAGCGTCTCCCATCGTGACATCCACGAAGAACGGTCGCTTTTCAATCTGCCCCATCGCGTGAGGAAATCCTTCTTTTCAGGCTTATTAGCCATGGACATTTACCCGCCGAGTAAGGTGTTGCGACCAAGCTGCAACTGATCATTTGTTATCCCGCTCTGGCCCGTGAGCATTGTCCCGGACACGCCGCCTTTGGACATAAGCGATGCGTCCTGCAGCGCCCCCAGGGGGTTGGCCTTCCGCTGGTTGGCCCTGTTCATGTCCTCTTCTGCCCGCTTTTCCTGCATGAGGGCGTTTCTGCGCGCCTGATCCGACGCCTGATTCTGTGCTTTACGTGACTGATCAGCGGAATAGGCCGTTGCTCCGGCTCCTGCCACCGCTGCTATTGCCGACGCTATCCCCAGGACTCCTGCTGTAGTTACCGCCACAATTACACCTCCTTAATGTGTGTCCTCTCTGTTGTTTTGTATCCAAGCCGGGTAAAATAAGAACCGACAGAAAATTCACCACTGACATTTATGTCGCTGATGGACACAAAGGCTGCGCCCTTGTCTGCCGCCCAGCCCTCAAAACTCCTGACAAGCTCCCTTGCCATCCCGCCTGTACGGTAATCAGGATCAACCCACCATGCGATTTCACCCGCCACGCAGGTATTAGCCGCGTACCAGAGGGGATACACTGCCCCGGCAAGATAGGCGACGATTACCCCTTCCTCGCAGCCAACAAAAACAACACCTATTCCCCCATCAATCAAGGCCCGTAGAAAGGTGCTTGCCGCATCTTTGGAATATTCCACCGGATACGGTGCATACGCCGCAAACTCCGCACCCATCTCCACAAGAACAGGGATATCCTCAGTGGTTGCCTTCCTAATTTCCATATGCCTGAGACCTCATGCTCTCGTGTGGGTCATAATCCCGTCTTATATTGCGGTGTCCCCTGCTGTATTGATCCGCCTTATGTACTGTCTGGGCGAAGGTAAGAGCCAAGGCATCCGCCAGATCCGGTGAGAAGCCCAAGCGCTCGACAATCTTTTCCTTGGCCTCAAGCTGAATTTTCCCTGCAGCGTTGTAGGAGTACGTGGGAGCGACAAGCTCCGAAATCAGGCGGGAATCGTTAGGGATACTGCCGCCGGATTTAAGCCATTCCCGCATGGCGAACCACATTTCAGCACGGCGGTTAATGAAGCGGGAGCCATCCATCGCCCTGCTGCCAAAGGGAATTTCGATAACGGAAAGCCCCATCCGGCCAACACGGTCAATTACGCCCTGACCCTGTCCGGCATCAATAAATACTGTATCTGGATTGTGCTCATGGCAATAGCTAACCAGCCTGTCGGCGACCTCCATATTATCCAGTCCGCGCAACACAAGCGGTTTGTCGGCGGCAAGCCCGGTACGCTTAAAGAACACAGTGGAGTCTGAGCCAAAGCGTGCCACATCAACGCCAATAACTACGGGCAGGCCGCGAATGTCGTTCTCGGTCTTAGCGCGCTGCGATGCCTCTACAGCCCAATCAAGGGTGATCAGTGAATCATCGTTTGATGCGGAAAAATCGCATAAATACTCCTGGCGAAAAGCGTTATCGCTCATCTCCGCCTTGAGCCGCTCCACCTCGGCAGCGTCCAGTGCGTCAGTATCGGTCACTCTATAGAGCATGGTAGTCCATAGTCCGGAGTTGTCCTTGCTTGCCGCCAGGTACAGATCATGAAACAGGTTAATCCCTTTGGGCGTACCGATAAACACTGCCCATCCCTTGCGGTCTGAAAGTGCCGGTTGAAGTATCTCATCCCAAACTTCGCGCTTTATCTGCGCCACCTCGTCCAAGACAAGCCCGTCAAAGTAATGTCCGCGCAGCGCATCTGGATTATCCGCCCCGAATAGCCTGATCTTCGACCCATTGGGCAGCATGACAAAAAGCTCGCTCTCGTTAACCTCTCTGCCTGGAATCGGATCTGTGTAGTGTTTGAGATACTCCCAGGCGATAGTTTTGGCCTGATTGCGGAAGGGAGCCACATAGCCGTACACGCTGCGTGTCTTGCTGTCGGTAACGGCCCGCTTTATAAGCTGGTTCACGGCAAGGACGGTTTTTCCCATGCGGCGGTGCGCCACTAATACGGCAAAGCGCCAGGCGTCCAGCCTGTCATGGATCTCCTGCTGTGCCTTGCGCGGTGCATATGGGATTGTGATTATTGTTTCTCCCATGTTATCTTTATCGCTCCGTTAATATTTAAATCTTTCGGCTTCTCGTCCCCACAAAGGGCCATGAGTATCTTTGCCGCTGACAGGCGCACAGGATAATCCGGAACCTCTACGCCGGAAGGGAGGAATCTCGTCGCCTCCATTGCGGCCAGAATGGTCCCCATATACTTCTGTCTCGGGTCAGAGATAACCTCAACAAGGGTGATCCGATAATCTCTATCGAAATATGCCGCTGCCTGCTGGCCGATCTCTTCCCTCCTCTTAGCGCTAATCATCACGCCCCGCTTGTATGTAAGCCTCTAAAACCTCAATGTGCGCCTGCATCCGTATGATGTTGATGAGCAGGTTCCTGGCACCATCATCTGACAGGCATTGACGGCCTTCTTCGTATGTCCAGACTATCCCGCCCATATATACCGGGCGCTCCGGCACTTTGAGATCCGGTGTAACGACAATGGTTTTGGGCGCACAGCTAACGCCACCAAATGCTATTAAGCACATCAGCAAGACTGCCACCGTCAGCCGTCTCATTAATCACCTTTTCCCTTTCCTGTAATTCCTTGCGGATGATCAGTTCTTTTTCCAGTGCCGCCGCCTGTATTCCCATATTCTTCGCTGTGGCTATCGCTTCTTCCAATTCAGCAAGCAGACGCTTGGTCTTCCGCTCAAAGATTAACCCCCTCAGCCACCATGCCAGGGCAGCGCCACCAGCAAGAGCAGCTATCAAGGCGGCGTATTCCATCATTCCGATCCGATCTTCTTTGAAGCCACAATCCGCCCGTAAATGGCCAATATCCCGCCCACAATCCCGGCAATGTTGTACCCGCTATCAATCACCGCTCCCTGATCTGCGGCGCCGAACTCAAATCCGAATAAGCTAAGTATGCCGGCTACAACTGCGAGGGCTGCACCCCAAAACGTCTTTGACGCGAGTAATGATTTGATTCCGTCCATGTGATTCCTCCTGAAATTATTTAATCTTTGTCTAATGCTGCCCAGGTCATAGCGCCGCATATGCCGTCTGATTTTAGGTTGTTTGCTTTCTGAAAGGCCCTGAGGGCGTCATCCGTTTTTTGACCGAAACTACCGTCCTCTGCGAGGCGCAAAAGACCGGCCCGCACACCGTTTTGTTCTGACCAATATTTGTTGAGCCTGCCCTGCAAGTCTTTCACATCATCGCCCTGCATCAGGGGCGAGGAGAGGCGCAGAGTACGCCTGACAGCGCCGCCGTTTAAAATAGCTTCTGTAATGGTAATTCCCCGCACCGTCAGAGGCAGGCCAATGTCCCACTTGCCCATCATGACCAGCGAGGCCAGGGTGTGCATCCGGTACACCGTATTGCGCAGCAGTTGATTGCTGTGCTTACCGAGCCACTCTTTGCGCTCCCAGATGTAGCGGTCTATCCACTCCCGCTCTCCAATCATGATCGGTGCGCCGTGTTTTTGCGTGGTACGACTGGATATTAAGTCAAACGACCCATGTATCCGGCTGTCGTAGATGGTGAGTATCCCCAGGGCTGATCGTATCTCCATCGCCTCCGCCGTGGCTACTGCGGGCCACCAGAAATGCTGATCAAAAAAATCATCCTGGACGCGCCGCATAACGGGGTCATTACCAGCCTCTTTGAGAATGGATTTGAGGGAGGAATTGTTGTCGAGGGTCGTATCCTTGCGTTTCATGGCCGCCAGGAAGGGATACAGTTTGTCGGCGTATTGCGCTCCTACTACGTAGCAATAAGCATCAATCAGTAATGCGAGATTTCCACTGGTGAGGGATGCCTGGCTGCAACCATAGGAGAGATGTCCCGTATCACCCGGGATCACTGTCACAGCGCCGTAATCACCGAGGGGTTTACCCGTCTCAAAAATTCTGACAATGGCCTGTGCCGTTTTCTTTTGCAGTTCTGTGATCATGCGAAAAGCCCTATATCTTGTTATCTGTCAAGCGTTATAACACAAGATATTGTATTTGCAGGGATAGCAGATGGGTAGCAAAGGGGTAGCAGATAAAAATATTTGAGGGGAAGTGATTGGATGGAAACAGATGGTGAGATTGAAGGGTACTTATCCCTCCGCTGCCATCTCCTGATCTAGTAATTGGTTGTATTTAACATTCCACGCGGCGTGCTCATCGGTATCGAGGCAAGGCTTGTCCGGTGGGTAGCGTCTGATCGGCAGACCGTAATTACGCTTTAGCCGCCGCACGGTATCCCAGCTGCACCGTAAATGCCCACAAATTTCCTTTCGCCCGATGAGGAGCATTTGTTCTCCTTGGAGTTTTGAGGAGCGACTGTCAATGGCCGCCCCTCATGTGATAGGGTTAGTTTCTCCAACGCCGCAACTGAGCTATTACTACAGTCAGTCTCAATAGCACGTCATCCATTTCCGTCCATCCTCGAATCAGTGATTTTTCTGCCTCTTTGCAATGTTCCAGCACTTGGTCTTGATTGAGTCCGGAAAGGGCGTGAGATGCCCATTGCTTGATATGCCCTACGGCTTCCATGCCACGGGCGTAACTATGATCGTCATGGGTACCGTAAGGGTTGAAGGGCACTTGCTTTGCTGTGTAGCTTCCCGTTTTACGGATAGCAGGTAGGACAGTACCAGTGACCCAATCTTCAAAGACCCGTGCTTCCGGTTTGTTGGAACGGAAAATAAGTTTGTAGAGGTTTGACTCGTTGACGAACAAAAGCTCTTGTTTGCCGCCTTTGGTAAGGGTGTGATTTTTAATCACCCCCTTTGGGTTAAGACGCTTTTGCAATGGAGATGTTTGTTTTAAGTTTAAGACCTGACAAACATCGGCCAAACAAAACCATGCTTCACTGGTAATTGTTTGCGTTCTTACTTTTTGACTGTTGAATTGATAGACTACGGGTGTGGATGATGACTGTTTCATGCTCGCTGCTCCTTTGTTAAAGGTTGGATTTTGCACCACAAAATGTGGTTTCCGGGGGCTAACAACCCGCAGCGAACGGGTGGAGTTATTTCCTGCGAACAGGTATTGTATTCCTCGCACCCCCGAAATTAAGCACAAAAAAACCGCAAAATCTGACGGGTGCGGTGCCGTCGCTGAAGGCTTGTTAAACCTTGCGATTACCCTACCCGTGTTTTCTCTTTGTGTCAACATGTTTTCCCTCAAATAACGCCACGCTCTCTGACGCTTATATTTGCCCTGTGAGCCATTTTTATTCCCATGTACCCATTCACTTGCCTTCGGTTTTTAAATTCACTACAGGCCATTTTACGAAGCGAGAAGGGCATGTTTGTTTTCCCTCACACCAGAAACCTGTCTTTGATGCCGAGGTTTTCGATTACGTCTTTCACCGAATGTGCCACGAAGGCCAGTCCTCCCGCTTCGTTGATACGTAACATAAACGCCTCCTGTTCCGGCGATACTTTTCCGCTGGGACGCTTGACCTCAATCCCCAGCATTCTTCCTTGCCAGATGCCCAGGATATCAGGGATGCCCTTTTCAGACATAGGCCCTCCCCAGTGCTTGAAATGGAATATTCCCAGCTGTTTCAGCAGATCACGAATGGATTTCGTGATGTCCTTTTCCCGCGGTTCGAGCTTTCTTTTCTCGCGCTGGCCTTTCATATTTCACCAATCGTAATTGTTCGCATATGCTCTACATGCGGGACAGAAGCGATCTCCTGCCCACGTGGAGATAATTTGTTTTTTGCATCCGCTGCCCATACAAGTTATTTTTTTCGGGTATCCGTTTTCTGGCGTGACAGCAACATTCTCCCTGCGCCTGGAATTGCGGTGCCTTGCTGCGTGGCCGACCTTGGTGCTCGACGGCGTGGTAAAGGCTTTCTCGACAGGCCATCCACGGACGACGATGCGTCCGTGTAACGTGGCGTGTGATAGTCCCAGCTCTGCAGCCCACTGGTAGAGGGATTGCGTTCTGCCCTGGTATGTCACGACCTGGGCTATCTTCCGTCCGCCGCTATGCCCGCCCATCAGGATGCTCCGTATCCTGATTTCACTTCCCGGATCATTTCCCGGAAGGAAACAGTGTCTTCCTCGAAGGACAAGACAACATCGCCAGTCTTCCCGTCTCTGTTTTTCGCTACTGTCAGTGTGATACCCGCACTGTTGTCTTTCTCCCGCCAGAGGAACATGACAATATCGGCATCCTGTTCCAGCGTTCCCGATTCCCGCAAGTCTGACAGTCTAGGCTTTCCGCTGTCACGCTTTTCCACTTCCCGGTTGAGCTGTGATAAGGCAAGCACCGGAATATCAAGTTCTTTGGCTACGGATTTGAGAGATCGGCTTATTTCGCTGATATCCAGTTCCCGCGAATCTCTGCGGTTATCTGTGCGCATGAGTTGGATGTAGTCTACGATGATCAGGTCAAGGCCGTTTTGCGTTTTTTCTTCCCTTGCCATGGCAATGATCTTTGCCGGCGAGAGGGCGTAATCTTCGCAAATTTTGATCGGGACATTGGCAATCAGGTCTGATCCTTCCCGGAACTTTTTCCATTCCTGGTCGGTCATTCTTCCCGTCTCCATGCGTGATGTTTTTACACACGTTTTGTAGGATATAAATCTTCGCGTTAACGCTTTCCCGGACATTTCCAAAGAGAAAAACAACACTTTACGGCCATTGTCAGCTACATTTACGGCGATATTTCCTGCGAGTGCTGATTTACCCACGCTTGGCCGTGCCGCAAGAATGATAAAGTCTTTGTTTTTGAGCCCTTTGGTTACTCTGTCAAGGTTACGTAATCCCGTACTGTAGCCGCTCATGTATGCGTTTTGCGAGAATCTTTCTTCGGCTTCGGACCCGACTTGTTTCACTAATTCCCTGATATGTTCCACGCTTCCTGTTTTCCGTTCTATGGATAAGGGTATGATTTTGTTGAGGAATTTATTCATAATATCCGAAGATGGCAACTCCTGAAAAGCCTCGTTTCTCATACCCTCGGCTGCAAGCTGCAGCACCCTGAGTATCGCCTTTTCCTTGATGATGGCAGCGTATTTCATGGCCATATATGGCGACACATCAAGGCTTCCCTCTTCCTGGAGCTTGCTTATGTATACATATCCGCCAACGGATTTGAGTTTACCGGCATGTTTAAGGCTTTCGCTCAGGATAACGCCATCAACGATTACACCAGAGGCGATGATTGCCCCGATAGCCTCAAAAATTATCCTGTTTGCCTGGACAAAGAAGTCTTCAGGGCTGACAATTTCTGATATTTCGTTGAATAGCTTTCCGTTATCGCCTATCGTTACAAGGATGGCGATAATCCCTCTTTCTGCGTTCTGATCACAAGCTAATTTCTGCATATATTTCTCCGGAAGTTTGGCGTTCACGTGGATTACTTTACGCTGTGCAGCAGTCTGGGGCCGTCTCTTGTCTGGCATTCTGGACATACGCCGTCCACGCAGTAATCGTCTTCTTCCATGACCCCGCATACAGAGCAGATGGTATATCCTACCGGTGGCCGTGGTTTGTCAGGTGTAATTTCCGGTTCATCTTCCCAGCTACGGTCACGTAGCCAACGAAAGAGGTATTTCCAGAATCTAGGCTCTGTGCCTGTTTTTTTCTTTACCTCAATCGCCAGAAGCATCTTGTCTTTAAGTTCGTGATCTGGATTTAATTTCCGGTACTGGTCAAAGGCAGCTTTTTTTTCTTCGTGTCGTGGGTATGCTGTCCAGATTTTTTGGAAGGACTCGGTAAGGTCGGGTTTGGGTTTTTCGGTAGGACTTTTTCTTTTTTTACTTTTTCTTTTTATTAATTCTTGTTCATGGGTCTTGTTATATGGGTATTGTTGTACCTTTAATGCGATGTCGTTTTTGTCACTGGTACCAGTGACATCAGTGTCACTGGGTAGTGACATCGGTGTCACGGGTGACAAATTGTCACTGGTGTCACTGGTGTCACTGGTAGGAGTGACATCTTGGCACTGGTAGAAGTTTCTTCCACCAAGTGTTTTATAAATAACAATGAGTTTTTCATCTTCGAGAACTTTTATTGCTCTAATAACAGTTCTGGTGGACATGCCGATTAGTTTTGCTATTTGGGAAAACGAAGGAAAGCATACGCCATCTTTATCTGCGTACATTTTAAGACATGAGTAAACCATCCATACGGATGGCCCCACTTTTGCGGCATGGAGCTTAAAAAGCTCGTTACTAACCATGAAGAATCCGTTAGACATAGTCACCACCTAAATGATTTGTAATAAATAAAAATTGCGCTCACCCTTGTTTCTGGAAACAGAGATTAATCCAATTTTTTCAAGCTTTTTTAGCTCGCGTGTAACCTGATTAATCGAAATGCCTGTTTGTTCCGCGATACGAGCCACGGAGGGAAAGTGCATCCCCTCTTTATCGGCATGGCGGACAAGACACATATAGACCTGCATTCCATAAGGCCCCAGCTTGGCAGAATATTTATCCCAGAAATCCCAGCTAATCATGTCATCTCCCCTTCCTCACTTCAAAAGATCGACCGTCATGATCAGATGGTCTCTGTATTTTTGGTCTCGTTCTTTGTATTTTTGTAGTTTTTCCGCCTTGATAATCACGTACCCCTCCGCCTTAAGTAAGGCGTCTATCTGCGACAGCTTAATCCCCTGATTGCCGCTCCGGACGTTGCATATTTTGGCCTTATCCACATCGCCGCACATCCTCCCGACTTCTTCCATGCCGTAGAACTCAATCGCCGCATTAAACACGTCTGCAACACCATAGTTGTCGCCCATTAATTACAATCCATCCACAATTCGATTTGTTTGTGATCCATGCCCATCCTCCCTATAACCGAAGGGATCAAAGCCAAGCAGAGGGGTCATGTTCATGCAAAATTATTATTGCGAATATCCAGTAATGAGGATATTTTGCGCAAAGCGTCACTTTGTTGGAGCAGAGACAGGGTTTTAATCAGGTGTGTCGCAGTTGTCCGCTGTCTGAGATTCTCGCAATCAGCGACTATATCCCGCGAGCTCCCTATTTCTTCCGCAATTTGCCGCTGAGAGTAACCAAGAACTTTCCTGGCGTTTTTAAGGGTTTTTGCTATTTGATCGTCGGTTACCAATAAGTATGCACCTCCTGCCTGTGGTTTTATTTTGAAAGTATACAGGGAGAATATACACAAATTGAAATGATAGTCAATAAAAATCACAAAATAAAATCGGATGACATATTTTCTCGTTTGGAGAGCCTGGGTTATAAAAAAAACAGGGAAATGGCGGAAGCTTTCGGGGTAAGCCAGCAGGCGATATCTAACTGGAAGTTCCGAAAAAAAATCCCCTTCGAAAACTTATTGGTATTCTCAGAGAAAAATAATGTTTCGCTATTTCTGCTGCTTGGTGACACAGTTTCAGCCCCCCAACTCATCAACAAACCGATCCCCGTGATCTCCAAAGTCCATGCGGGTGAGTTCTATGAGGCGATAGATAGCTGGCCGGAAGGCGTATCCGGTGAAGGCGATCCAGTGTTTTCTTTCGTGAAGACAGGCCCTAACGCCTTTGGACTGATTGTCGAAGGAGAATCCATGTTGCCGCGTTTTATCCCTGGCGATGTAGTAATCGTTGATCCGGCGGTACATCCAAACAGCGGGGAAGTATGCGTTGTCTGTATCAATGGTGAGGTAGCCTTAAAAATATTCTGTGAAAAGGAAACAGAAATCACCCTAAAACCCATGAATCCAGAATACCCAAAGATAACGATTCCCAAAAACGGCAAGGTTGATTTTAGGATCATTGGCAAGGTGGTTGACTTTAAGGGGAGGTTTTGACGGAGAACGCCCTATGAAAAAGCTGATATTTGTCTTCGCTATTCTTTGCCTGTGCTTTGGCGGTACGGTGGGGGCTAAAGAGGTTTGTAAATACGGAGAAGGCGACCTCTTTTTTGATAACAGCGAGCAGATAATGATCGAAACATTGACTGGTCAACCGGCTAACGGGTTAAGCTGCATATCATACCGCAAAAAATTTAAAGGTTGCTTTGATCGCCTTCAGTATAAAGGCGGAAAATTAGAAGGGATAGCAAGGTTTAGCGGAGGCGGAGATGAGACCGAGGTGCCGTATAAAGACAATAAGATAGAAGGTGTTGCAAGAGTGTTTTCTCAAAGCAGGCTGATATGGGAAATGCCATACGAAAATAGCAAAGCCGAGGGCACTGCAAAGTTTTACTACGAGAGTGGGAAATTGAAAGGCGAATATCAATATAGAAATGATCAGCGGGAAGGGATTGCAAGAAATTACTATGAAAGCGGTGAGCTGTTTAGTGAAATTCTGTATGAGGGCGACAAAATAGAAGGCGTTGCAAAGTTTTTTTACAATCACGGAAAGCTAAAGGAAGAAATTCCATACAAGGACGGCAAAACAGAAGGATATCATAATTTCTATACGAAAGACGGAAAGCCTTTGTGTAAAATACTATACGGCGATGACAAAACTCTCAGTGGTACATGTGCAGACGGACGAGCTTTAACAAATGCGGAACTATCGAATTTTGAAAAAGGATTTAAAATTTCTTGCGGTTCCGATTCGATAGAAAATTATAATAAAACCCGTCGCAATAAAAGACCTGCACTCCCCTGTGATCGCTAAAGCGTTGCCCAATATCCCAAACAAATTTAAAAATTAATTAAGGAGAGAACATTATGAAAATGGGGAAAGCGTTCCTTGTCGTTATCGTTTTACTGGTCTTTGCTGGTAGCGCATTTAGTGCGTTTGCGTATCAAGTAATGTTCAACACCAAGACTTTGAAATACCATTCCCTCACATGCAAATGGGCGGAAAAGTGTACGGTGAACTGCATAAAGGTTGACCATAAAGAAGCCCAAAGCAAAGGTGGGGTTCCTTGCAAACTATGCAAAGGAGAAAAATAAAACTACCAAACGGAGGATTTGTCATGAAACACATATTTATTACTGTCATAGCCTGTCTTTTTCTTTCCTCCTGTGTGGTTGAAAACACCCAACCGCCAGCGACTGTTAAAGCCCTTGTTGACAGGGCACCCATTGAGGATTGCGCAGAATATGCCGAGTATGGCCTGCCAAGCACTGATGGGACAAAGTTATGCCGGACGGGGTATCTTCTGGCCCATGATCCCGAATTTAGGACGCCCATATGGGTAATCGAGAGATTGACCAAAGAAAAAGCATTGGAGAAGCTGCCCAGAAAAGACAATTTTCGGGCCGATATTGAACTTCCGGAAGGAGAACGGGCAGAGCTATCGGATTACAAAGGCAGTGGATACGATCGTGGCCACATGGCGCCCTCCGCCGACTTTGGATGGAGTGCCGTAGCCATGGATGAGAGCTTTTTGCTCTCTAATATGATCCCCCAGAACGGGCCGAACAATCAGCAAATATGGGCTAATCTGGAGGCACAAGTAAGGGATTGGGCGATTGTCCGAGGTGAGATTTTTATTTATACCGGCCCGATATATACCGATGATAAGGCCGAAAAAACCATCGGCAAGAACAAAGTGGGCGTACCGGATCAGCTCTATAAAATCATCTTTGATCCGCAGCGGAGAGAGGCCATCGCTTTTATTTTACCTAACGCTCCCGTGCCGACCAAAGACCTGCCCAAATACATAGTGTCAATCAGGGATATCGAGTGCATGACGGGGATGAATTTCCTGTCTGTCTTACCGAGGAAAGAACAGAACCGGATCGAAAAGCAGAAAGCAGAAGGAATGTGGGAGAGAAAGTAAGGGGGGTTAACGTTTGGGGAATAGATAGCGGCATATAATATATACAATGCCGAACACTTCCGTTAATGTGCCGCCCATGTAAAGTTGAATTGTCAAATCGCTGAATTTCATATATCCGCAGCCAATATAAACAAAAACAATGTTCATGATGATTAATTGAACGGCAAGGATTATTATAAAAGAGTAAGCAAATTTCTTCTTTAGTTTAATGTCTGTTTTCTTGTCTTCATACTCCAGTTTCTTAAGCTCACGGTTTAGGTCTTCCGTCTGTTCTGCTTGCGATGATTCAAGCAAATTCCTAATGGCTTTTTCTGGGGGGATTTGTTGAGTCAGGTCTTCGGCCATATTATTTCAACCGAAGATTCTTGAGCCGGAAATAAATTGCATCGGCAGAGACATTGAAAAAGATAGACATCTCAATGACCGTCTTTTTCAGTTTATGCAGTCCTCGCACCGTTCCCTCTGGCATAAGAAGGTTCGCCGCAAACTGGTTTGCAAAGATTTCTTCTTCATCCACACCTTCATGAGAAAGAGCACTGCGCAAATCAACAAATTCATATTCCAAATTACCTTCATCTGTGCGTTTTATGTAGTGCCCTATTTCGTGGGCGCAAGTGAAACGCTTCCGCTGGTCGCTGTCTCCCTTGTTAAGGATGATAACAGGGTCTCCTTCCTTTTTCTTGAATAACGCTCCGGCGATATTAGCATCTATATCTGAAAGAGGCGCATCCACAACATCAATTCCCATTCTCTTTGCGATCCACACAGAGTCAACAGGCAACCCTCGGTCTTGCCAAATATCTTTTAAAATGGCATCCGCGTGCGCTTTAGGCATACGATCTGCTCCTTACATTGGCCACTATTTCAATCCACGCACCCTTGGTACTAACTTCGTGGGTACGACAACCCATTTCTAACATATATGTAATCAAAAAACCACATCTTCGCTTTTGTTCCGGTTTTATTCCCTTCCCCTCAAAAAACGCAAAGAGGGGGTCAAAAAATGCAAAAAAATGCAAAAAAAAGGTGTGTAATGTGGGAGAGGAAGTAAGGGGGTTAATGTCAATGTGTTTCTTCAGTACTCAAAGTGGTTATCTTACATACGGAATCTTTTTCATAAAACAAAAGGCGATATTTGTCATGTCGGCCCTTAACATCAAGACTATATAATCCCTTTTTGTCGCCTTTTAGCTGGTGAGGACGCTTTCTTTTGTATGCTTCCTCGTTGCTAAAAGACTTCAGTGTCCTGAATATATCCTTCTCATATCCAGACGGAAGATTTATTGTGCATTCTTCAAGGCATATGGGGCGCGGAAACAGGGTTGGTCGGATATATTCTAAGCGCTTCGCTTTTCTTTCTAGCGACAACTTCTTGGATTTCTTATAACTCGTCATCAGAAAAAGACAGGGTATCTTTGAAAAAGGTATAAATCGCGTCCAGCGTTATAACCTTACTTGGCTTCCCTAAGCGATAAGCTTCTTTCCAAGGCGTTTCAGAGTGCGTCTGGTTTATCAATTCCGTGCCAGACATTCCACCGAAGCAAGCCATTGTCATATCTATTACCCTTATTTTGTTCATATCAAGCCCTGAGCTTTCATCAAGGGGCTTGTCGGGTGACGGAATAGTTTCAAATCCATGATTCCTATATTCTTTATATACCGCCGGAACAACAGGGCCGTAATCCCATGCTTCTATCTCCTCATGAAAAAGGGGATTTTTGTCATACAAGACAAGGTGGACGGCCTGGCAATAATACAACAACTTCTGAAGTTTTAGATTATCGGTTGGCAAAGATTTTATAATATACCTTGCCACATCAAACGCGCTTGCCATAGCTTCCCCCTTTCGCCTCATGGCCTACTTTCCCCGCCATTATACCACCCCTGTCAACCCCCTCCCAAAATATTTGGAAAATAATTTCACTTTGTGTAAAATTTCCCTTGACAATACATTTCGTTTTGTGTAATGTATCCATACACATACTCAAACAGGGAAACATAATAACGGGAGAGCAACTATGAACGAAGACAAATTGATGGATTTTATGGACAGGTTCACCCGCGTGCTGGTCTGGGTGGCAGGAATCGGAACCTTTGTCTGGATTGTCATACCGGTCCTCTGGGCCATCTTGAAAGGAGTGTGAGCCATGCTGCTTAGAGACATTGAAGAGAAAAAGCTGAACGATTACTTGAATAGCCTGGACGCGGCGGATCTTGAGGATGACGACCTTGACGGGTACGAGCCGGACTTTGAGTGGGAAGAAAACAATTACCCCTGGCTGTCGGGCGAAGGGGAAGAGAGATTTAATAGGTGATTACGGAGTCGGTTAATATTTGTAACCAACTGAAACGAATACAGGGGGAGGAAGAGATGATGGAAGCAACGATAGATTACACGGACATGAGGACGATAGCCGCGCTGTTAGGGATACCGGCGGTGGAAGAAGAAGAACCTGACAACGAAGAAGACTAAAAGGAGGAAAGAGCCATGGCGATAATGAAGCCACAAGAGCTAACCAAACAACAGGACGCGGTACGGATAAGGATGATCGTTGCAGGCCATCCGGGTATCGGGAAGAGCACCTTCGCGCTTTCAGCGCCCAAACCGCTGCTGATTGATGCAGATTTAGGATTAACACGGGTAAACGCCGCACACCGAAAGGATTACATCAGGGTCGGAACATACGAAGAGCTGCTGAATGATCTATTTTCGGAAGGTGTAAGGACATACGAGACCATTATCATTGATACGGGGCAGGAACTCTTAAACCTGATGAAATTTCACGTTATCAAGGCGAATCCAAAAAATGGGCAGACGGACGGAACATTATCTTTAAAGGGATACGGTGCCGTGGGACAGGAATTTCAAAGACTGGTTTCCAGAATTTATTACGAGCTTAAAAAGCATCTGATTATCGTCTTCCACGCGAAGGAAGAAAAGGACGGAGATAATACAATCCTGCGTATCATGGTCGAGGGGCAGACGAAGAACAACATATGGCAACCCATGGAACTTGGCGGTTTCATCGAAATGAGAGGCAACGACCGCTATATCTCTTTTGAGAACAACGAGCGCCATTACGGGAAGGCGACCCACGGCGTATGCGGCGCTCTGAAAATCCCGTCTCTGGGAAGTTATGACCAGGACAGGAAGTGGATTGCAACAGGCGAAAACGACTTCTTAACTAAGCTATTTGAGCAGATTAACGAGAATATAAGGACAGAGGCCGGAGCGTATGAGCAAGATCGGGAGAAGTACGAGAAATTAATGGCCGACTGGACAGCGGAAATAGAGACCATGACACCCGATAGGTTTAATGACGTTGCCAGCGCGATAAAGCAGACGAAGCACATCCTGACCAGTGAGAAGGAGCTTATAGCCCTGTTTACGCAGCGTATGCACGCCCTAGGGTACAAGTATGACAGAAAGGCAGGGGAATATGTATCTCTTGACCGCGACGCTGCTTAACTCCTGGCGGGTATTTGTAGAGACGGAATACGGCAAAAAAGCGGACTTTTTGAGAGTCCTCTGCCGTGATCCGGTGGCAAAAACCGAAGCTATGGCAAAGGGTGATGAATTTGAGCGCTGGGCCTGTGCAAATTTACCGTATCTTAAAGGCGGGCAATATCAGGTGAGGCTATCCAGAACTATAGGAAATTACCTGTGTTACGGTATCATAGATGTGCTGAAGGCCGGGCATCTCTACGATGTAAAGTACACAAGCAACTACGAGGTCGGAAAGTATCGCACCAATTACCAGACGCCAATGTACTTGGCTCTGGTGCCGGAGGCGATTGATATCACTTATGTTGTGTCTGACAAACCGCAGGACGGTGAAATATGGCGTGAAACCTATACCCGTGAAGAGACAAGCCCGTTGGAGCTATATATCGCACTGTTCGAGAACTGGCTTAAACTTAACGGCTATTGGGATATTTATGCGCGGCGCTGGCAGGCGCTACAGAAGGTTGCTTAATAATGACAGGTTTATTCATGATCGAGGAGAGTCCTCGTTTCGACATCCCTATAAACCGCTTTGCGGTGCCGGATTCCTATAATCCAGACCTCGTGGGACTCAATCTTGAAAACAACCCGGTAGTCTCCTACCCGAAGCTTCCAATAGCCTTTCAGGTTCTTTCTGAGCGGTTCGCCGTACTCATTAGGAGCGGTTTGCAGTCGCTCTTCTATCGCCTTGCGGATCCGCTCCTTTGTTTTCTGGTCGATAAGTGGCAAGTCATCGGAGCGCACAGCAGGATGATAGCGCAATGTAAAGGGCATCGGCTATTCCCATGTTTCCTGATGGGTCAGAGCAGTGGTTTGACTGAACGTCCTCATTCGTTCTTCGGCAAAATCGGCAAGAGCGGCGTCTTCCCGCATGGTGATCGCCTCCCTGATAAGGTCTCTTGCCAGCGTGGACATGGAAACACCGTCGTTTTCCGCAAGAGCGGACAAAACGCCATAAAGCGGACGCTCGACAACAATATTTATTCTCGGGTTTTTAGCAGGCATGACAGTTTCTCCTTTCAGGATAGGTGTAACACTTTTGCGCCACCATGTCAACCCAGAACTTCCTCCTTGACAAAAAACGAATTACTTGATACCGTGCCCGTAACAGCTAGAAACTGTTACAAGCCCGGAAGCCATGACCGTTATTATGGCTTTTTTGTGTCAAGCGTTCGTTTTGGCGTTTGGAGTTTCCCGAATAAGGCAGCAATGCCCAATAAGGGAAGCCGGCGGCTTGTCCGGTTTCTAGCTCCAGGCGCCTTTTTCGTTGTGGGAAAGGCAAACATAAACCTTCTAGAAAAAGGAGACAAGTCAATGACACATCAAGTATCTACAGTTGCACCCGTCCCAGTCATTTCAATCGTTAACAATCAAACTATAACTTCTAGTCTTGACGTTGCGGAATACTTTGGCAAGCGCCACGATCACGTTTTACGTGACATTAAAAACATCATTGACCAGGAACCTGAGTTTGGCCTCCCCAATTTTGGGGAGATGCAAGATGTTGTGTCTACCAATAATAGAGGCACAATATCCAGAGTGTTTTACAACATGACCAAAGATGGCTTTGTATTTTTGGCTATGGGATTTACGGGTGCCAAGGCTCGTAAGTTCAAAATCCTTTACATCGAAGCCTTCAACGCCATGGAAGCCCAACTAGTAAGTAATCCTTTACAGTTGGAAGCGCCCGCCCTCACCGCATCCCAAATTGGGGAGCTGGCTACCCTGATCGCCGAACGCTTCACGGACGGACGGGACAGACCATATGCCTGGGGGAGGTTCAATAATCACTTCCGTCTGGCAAGTTATAAGGACTTACCACCCCACCGCTTCGAGGAGGCTTGCAGGTACATCCGCACCATACCCCCGAAAGCACAGCCGCAGATAGCCCTAATTGCGCCCCCAGTGGACGATAATCAGAATTACAGGCGTGGGGTTGAATCCATTGAGAACATTCAATCCTGGGCGTTACTAGCCCTCACAGGCAGGAATCAGGATCAGGTGCTTGAGTATTGCCGTCAGGCGAAGGCGTCCTTAGTCCGTGGCTGGACGGAGATGGACGAAGCGTTACTGAGAATAACCGTTGCCATGTCGTTCCTGAGACGATGGCGGGACGGGTAAATAAATAGAGGCTAGCCAAAGTCAAGTAGCGGTTCACCAAAGTCGCGGTTCTGGTAAACAAGTAGAGTCACTTCCTCTAGAAGGTCTCCCGCACCTACCTTAAAAGGGAACGCGGGATTTAAATAGGAACAGGTGATGTTTGAATAGTGGGCACGGCGAGGCGCGGCAAGGCGAGGCGAGGCGAGGCCAGGTTAGGCGAAACGTCTCAAAACAGCATGTTTTTGAGACGAATAAGGACAATCATAGAATCTATGAGACTAAATGAAGAGGGGTTTCAGTTGTACGGGAAAATCGTACAACTAAGGAAAGGCGAAGGAATAAATCATGGACATGCAAACTTATAAAATATGCAAAGCCCACGGCGTATGCCCGTACTGTCAGAGCAAGCCGGAGGACGGGAAAGTGATGTGCCAGAAGTGCCGAGACAAACAGAACGAACGGAAAAGGGTAAAACGGAAGGCGTAGGGGGTATCAAGATGTCAATGGAGATAATTGAACGGAAACCAGCGGAACAAACGAAGACAAAAATCAAGTGCGAATCCCACGAGCAGGTATCCTACAGTTCCGATGGCCGGCTTGCAGTACGGATACTGCAACATGATGGTGATGTGCTGGTCGTGTTTGATCGGCCGCTATCACAGTTATTAATAAGATTTGTCAAGGATGGCATCATGGACATGGAACCGGAGTATTGGGAGCAGAACCATGCCTGATTACCGAGAAGAGATAACCTTGGCAAAGTGCAGGGCAAGAACGAGTAATGAAATGAAGAAATGTGATTACTACGTACAGAGGGATTTATTTTGTAAGTACTTAGATAATTACAATGGGTGCAGCAGGCCGGAGGAGGAGATGGCCGCCCTTGCCGGCAGGGAGGAAACGGAATGAGCGAATACAATATCTTTTTAGTTACTTTGTATTATGAGGACGATCAGAGCTTAGTAGAATGTGTAATAAAGGCACACTACAGCATTATTGACTACGAGGAAATTTATCATTGGGGGGAGAAAGAGAACAGAGATAAAATTCATGCGTTGCTTCCAATGCACGTTAGGTCTGTCGGGCCTATTGTAGCAGTAAAACCCATTTTTGAATGTGTAGTATTAGAAGGGAAAGAGGAAGAATGAACAAATCAGAGATTGAAGCGATCAGAGAGTTAAAAGAATATTGTAAATACTGCGTATTCCTCCTTTGTAAGGAATGTTTAGGACATAAAAAAGACAGTGATTGGGCAGGATGTATTCATGGAAATGTGTGGCCTCCAAAGACTGTCAAAGTGAATTGGCGACGATTGTATTGACATGAATATATAGGCATGGAGGAGAGCGAAGATGATGACGAAAGAAGAGCTTAAAGTGATCAGGGAGCGGTGCGAAGATGTGATCAAAACGCATGTTTTAACTCACAAAGAGTATAAAATTTTTAACGAAGATATCCCTGCCCTTCTGTCCGCTTTGGCAGAAAAAGAACGGGAATATAAAGTAGGTACTGATGCAGGGGCATATACCATCAAACAGTTGAAGAAGAAGCTTGAAGCGGAAACCAAGAGGGCGGATGAAACAGAAAGCAGCGCATCAGATTGTATCGAAAGACTTGGAAATCAATTTGCTAAATCACTTGGCGAAATCCACACCGACCGCGACCGCTGGAAGGCCAGAGCGGAGGCGCTGGAAAGAGCATTTATGACTGAGAGTGATATCCCCCCATGCCCTTTTTGTTTACTAGGAGATAGCGGAGATAAATCGTGTGTTTGGGATGAGGCCAAAGGGTGTCCTGGCTTCGTGTTCGACGAGGCAAGATTTCAGGAAACAGAAGAAAAGACGGAGTGAATTGACTACAAATTGTAACCAACTGAGCAACCGGTTACAAATTGTAACCAGTTCCAGACAATCAATAACCGAGGGAATAAATCTTAGGGAGAAAAGCAATGTCTTACGGAACAAAAAATATTGTCGGCGCTAATGATGAATTTTGGAGGCTGCCCAAGGTAACGGAAAAAGTTGGCGTCTCCAAATCTACATGGTGGGAATGGGTACGTCGTGGCATTGCTCCCAAAGGCATCAAGCTAACGAACAGGATCACCGTTTGGCGGGCTTCTGAAATATATATGTTTATTGAACGATCCGCGACAAACGGCCTCATGCGAGAGGCAGGTTAAACTCCCCCTTCCCTCAAGCCATCCAGATAATCCGCCCATTCCTGCATCATGCGGCGGCGTTCCGGCAGGTATTCGGCATAATTATAAGCGGCTCGTATGCTGTTACGCTCACCGTGTGCAAGCTGTCTTTCTATCCAGTCACGGTTATAACCTTGCTCGTTAAGCAGGGTGGAGGCCATACTACGGAAGCCGTGTACGGTCATTACTCCTTTTTCATAGCCCATACGTCTTAGCGCGTTAAGCAATGCCATATCGCTAATTGGCGCGGAGTTACTCCACGCACCTGGGAATAGATATTTTCCGCCTCCGGTGTATTGCTGTAAGTCCTTCAGGGCGGACAATACTCGACCGGCAAGCGGGACAATGTGCGTGTCTTTCATCTTCATTCTGGTTGCAGGTATACGCCATTCGGCGCCCTCAAAATTAATCTCTGACCATTCGGCGTGACGGAGTTCTTTAGAGCGGACAAAAGTATAAGCAAGCATGTGCAGCGCGGCCCGAATGATCAGGTTCGGGTAGCCGTCTATGTCCAACAGTAATGCGCCTACTGCCTTTGGCTCTGTGATACTTGCGAAGTGACCGGTTTTACTGACCGGCGATAGCGCACCCCGTAAATCGGCGGCGGTATCCCGCTCAGCCCTTCCAGTCGCTACCGCGTAACGAAATATCCGGCCGCATGTCTGTAGTGTGCGGTGTGCGGTATCAATAGCCCCCCTGTCTTCAATGCGCCGCAACACATCCAAAATTTCCTTTGCTGTAATAGTCCCGATAGGTTTGCTGCCTAAGACGGGGATAATGTCACGCTCAATCCGCGCAAGGACTCTCTGTCCATGATGAGGCATCCATGATCCTTTATTCCGCTCGTACCATTCGCGGGCGACTACCGACAAGCTGTTATCCGATTCTGCTTTTTTTGTTGTCTTTGCGACCTTCCTATGAACGGAGGGGTCAATCCCCTTGGCGATCTGCTCTTTTGCTTCTTCTCGTCCGTTCCTTGCTTCTTTGAGACTCACGGCTGGGTATGCACCGAAACTCAAAGTCTTTTGCTTGCCTTCAAAACGGTACGCCATGCGCCACAGCTTACCGCCTGTAGGTGCGACATGAATATACAACCCGCCGCCATCAGCATATTTTTGTATTTTGTCAGTAGTTTTAAGGGCACGTAAAAAGGTATCAGTCAGCTTCATGTTGGTATTCCTTTGTTGGTATCGGGTTTTATAAACCATGATATGCCAACAGATGTACCAACAAAATTGCTGCTTGTCTATGGATTTTATAGGACAACAACGGACAAACAAAAAGCCAGAAACCTTTTATTACTGATGATTTCTGGCCTTTTTCGGATGTTGCTGGATTACATTTTGGTAGCGGGGAGAGGATTCGAACCTCTGACCTTTGGGTTATGAGCCCAACGAGCTACCGGACTGCTCCACCCCGCGATATTTACTGCACTCGCAAAGAGTTATTTTCTGTTTTTAGTGCATCGTTTCCACCCTGTCAAGGTGTTTTTACCGATTCTCCGTACCAGGGTCAGAATATGCCCGCAAACCTGTGAAGCAACAAGCATTTTTATTTGGATATTACCAGAAGAGTAGTCGGATCAAGACGCAGCTCTTTCTTATTCTCTTCTTCCGCTATTTCTGCACCCCTCAGCAACTGAAGGACATGGTAATGACCGCGATCCTCTATCTTAAAAATAACCTGAAAACAATCAAGGACTCCCATGACGGACAGAG